CCTCATTTGTGATGTAAGCAACAACTTTTGCTGTAACACCAGAGGTTGCGCCTGTGATTGTCTTTCCAACAATCTGATCAAGGTAAAGTTGAACAGGGACTCCAAGATATTCTGCTTGGATTTGGATCCCATAGAAGTATTGCTCATATGATGTGCCACCAGGAATGACAGCAGCTCCCTCTTTGAAGAGGTGATTGCCCACATCTTCAATTTGGTTCTGGAGAATTGACTGTAAAGTCGTTAATTCTCGTGCCTGAACAGGATATCCAGGTTTGAACAGAACCTTATAGTAGTTGCTCGTTGGTTCAAAGTCGTCAAAATAAGGAGCAACGTTGAGATTAGTTTCCTGTGGCATGATTTTTTAGAACTGCAAGATGATTTTAACGTCTTCTTTCTGAGAGGCACTTCTTGTTACAGAAGGTCTGTTGTCAACATAGATGATGTTTCCAGAGTACTTTTCAACTTCTGGGTCAGCCAGTCCAGACACAAATGTCTGTCCCAGGTAGTATGTTCTGTTATTTATTACAGTAGACACACCTTGAAAACCATTGTCGATTCTCAAAGTAATGCTACCACCATAAATGAATAGATCTCCACTGTTTGGAGTTGCAGTGAATCTGTTTTCTCTGAAACCATAGACGGGATCTGAATTCAGAGTACCGTCAGAATTAAAACCACAATTGGTTCTATCTTGCCAATACTTCAAAACACCTGTTGTTTGGTCATAAGAAACAACTCTACCCACTGCAGTTGATCCAACACCGACAGTTTGGGTCACATAAGTATCAGCAGTGAAGGTTGCTTCACTGTAACCAGCACCTGTGAGTCTTACAGCGTAAGTTGCAGCTGCTTTATCTGAGGTCAGTAAACTTGATGAACCATTTGCAAGTGGATTTTCAATCATTCCAACTCGACCGAACTGGTTTCCAGTAATGAAATCTGGGTTACCAGTGTCATTTTCAAATCTCGCATAAGTCAGGACGTTATACGCGCCCAACTCACGATAAATGTCAGCACCGTGACCACCAGATGGAGGGATGATCACATTAAAAACAGGTGCAGTGGTGCCAGTTGGTACACCACCAGCAACCAAATCTAGAGTGCCAAAAGTGTAATTCGAACCACCAGAGGAAACTGTTATAGAATCGACCTTGGAGTCGTTATCAATAACAACTGTTGCTTCCGCTCCAGATCCATCACCTAGAATTGGAACATTTGTGTAGACCGAGTTAGCATCTCCAAGAGCAACACCACGATTGCGAATAGTTACAACCTTAATTTGTCCGCTATTTGATGCGTTTTCTCTTACGGCAGCATCAGTAGAGTTGGTGTACCAGTTACTGGGAACGGGAATATAATTAGTTGAATCAAACTTAATTGCTTGAGATGGTGTAATAGTATAGAGGTATTTCCAGATGTAACCATCACCACTCGAACCAGCAGATCTGGGTTCCAAATCTGTGAAAGTTGGTTCATCCAGAGAAGGACCACCTCTATAGTTGTTTTCTGGCGTTGCATTATTGTAAATGCAAATATAAACTCTATAATCAGAGTTCATCACATAGAAGTTTGCATCATAGATATCAAATGCACCCGATGGTTGGGATGGATTAGATCTGGAGATGTCATTTCTCCACATATCATAGGTGACGCCAGATTGCCAGGTAACCTTTCTCACAACCTGACTGGCATCACTTGGCGTAATTTTCTTTAGCGCCAGCATAGTGTCATAATAATCATCAGCCTGGCTGAGATTATCCTTTGGAGCAGGGGGATCTGTATCCCAATCTGATTGGTAATCAGTTGGATTTGGTAGACCAATAAATGTATAATAAGAATTCGATGTGGATTGAATTCCAGCAACAAAATTCTTGGCATTCAGAATACGAAGTTGGTCAGTAATTATTGCTGCCATTGTGAGAAAGTTTTTTCTTTATTTAGTGGTGTTTTATGCTGTTGTGTATCCAACATATCTGAGTGGGTTCAATCTTGTTACCAAACCAGAAGTAGAAATTCCAGTGTAACCATCATCACCATAGAAGTTGAATGATTGGGCATCAATTCTTGTTTTGAAGGTGATTTTACCCCAACTGAAGTCGCCCATATAAGGAGCGGTGGTGTAACCAATGCTTCCCGAGTTATCAACATTCACGAAGATTCTTCTCAATGTGGTTGTAAATCCAACCAGAGAACCTTCATGGATGATTTGATCATTGTCTTCAAAAGATTCAACCTGATAAACACAATCCAAAGCAGTGGTTGCAATACCAATCTTTGTTCCTGTTGTATCTTGGGAAGCAAATGTTCCACCAATAGACAGGTTTGTGTTTAGGACAACCAAATAATCACCCGTGGAAATTCCACTAACTGTCACTGCAGTTCCAACATATGAGATATCTCTCATAACAGATCCCTGAGGGATGTAAGTATCAAAGTAGAACTGACTCTGCGATCCTGAGGTTGTTGTTCCTACACCAACGATTGTGCCAAAATCACCCTTATATGTGCTAACACCAATGTCCTCATTGATAAGTCTTGGTGGAGCAACCAGAACCTGTGGGGGATTGGTATTTGTGTATCCAGTTCCAGGTGAAGAAACTGTGATAGATCCAAGAGTTGTTCCACTCAAAACTGCCGTTCCAGTTGCTCTCTGAGTTGTTCCCAATCCAAGAGGGTTGGCAACTGTAATCTCAGGTGCGGACGTGTAACCCAAACCAGCAGTAGTAACATCAAAGGAACTGATTGTTCCAGCAGTCGATACGATGGCCGTAGCGGCTGCAGCAGTCAGAGTGTCCTGTGATGTGAGGTAGATTTTCTTCTGATATGCAGAAATGTCAGTGTAGGTCTCAGTAAATTCACCTTCATTGTACTGGTCAAACAGTGGTCTAATGTTTGAAACATAAACACCAGTTGAACCAATACCCACGTCATTCAAGATATAAGAAGCAGGATAAACATTGGGTTCATAATTTTCTCTATCCTTACCAACGGCAACTCCATCAATGATTTTATCGACAGTCTGACGACACCAAATTACTGGTCTCGTTAGTGCGGTGTTCTGAGTAACTCCAGGTCTGATATATGGATTGGTTGTTGCCAAATCAGATGATCTAACCTCAAACACAGATCTAAAGTTTTGATCCAGTGAAACATCTTGACCCCTTAGTGGATCATTGTTAATTCTCAGATCATCACCCTTCTTGACATTATCAATAATTTCAGTAAATTCTACATCGACACCTTCAGTTCCCCTGTAGAACAGGATCTTAGAAGTGTCACCAGCTTGAGGTGCTTCTGCGAATAGAATTGTTCCTCCTCCGTCGAAGAAGTATCCTTCGCCAGGAACTTGAAGAACATCGTTGATGAAGACCAAAAGTGTCTGGTCCAATTCAATTGGCGATCCATAATAGGTATCAATAGAAGTGTCAACACCACCAATAGTAAGGAAGAACTTGCGAGTTTCTCCATCAAACAGTTCATCAACTGAATCATAAACTTGCAGTGAACCAATGGTCCATCCATTGAAACTATCATAGTAGAGATTCTCAACAGTCAATTTAAATTGACTGAATGTCTTGGTTGTATCTGTTGGAATTCCAGTTGTGCCTCCAACTTCAACAGTCAAAACATCCGAGTCCTCATATCCATAACCAAAATGAGTGAGATCATAATTGATGACACTAGAACCCTGACCAACAGTCAGATTAACTTTTGCACCAGTGCCCACACCAGAAGAACCAGAAGCATAAACAAGAGAAATATTATCATAATTCAGAGGATCATCAAATACAACCTCGGGTGGGTTAGTTGAAGTGTAACCAGTTCCAGGATTGGTGATTGCAATACTTACGATGTGACCACCGATGATGGAAGCAGTTCCAATAAACTCAATATTAGGAATCCCGTCACTATAAGTCTGAACTCCAACATTGACGACAGTTTGGATTCCAGATCTATAACCAGATCCACTGTTACCAATACTGATGGAGGTGATTGTTCCAGCAA